AAGGCGTTGAGCGTGTCTTCCAGACTCACTCTCCGGTAGTTGACAGCATTGCTGTTAAACGTCGTGGTGCTGTACGTAAAGCTAAACTGTACTACCTGCGTGAGCGCACCGGTAAGTCTGCTCGTATTAAAGAGCGTCTTAACTAAGATAGCGCACGCGCTACATCCAAAGCGTGTTATAGAACAAGGGGTTAGCGTAATGCTAACCCCTTTTTTATTGTCTGTGGCGGCAGAGTGGCGGCAGAAAAATGGGCGATCTACAGGCATAAAAAAAGCCTGCGGATGCAGGCTTAATGAGGTGGCGACGTTAGCGCAGGCTGGCAGGCGAAGCGGTGGGCGCTGCCACAGGCCGGACAATATAACGTGCCAGCGATTCATGGGTGACAAATGTACATCCGCACTCGACGTTCTGGCACTGGTGATAACGCTCTTTGGTTTCGGTACTGAGGTAGCGGCTGGAGCGCGCATGCGCGGCCTGCTGGCATACCGGACAATGCATCATAATGGGGTCTCCTTCGTGTTTATGCTAGCTATGATAGCCTCCAATCTTGCAAATACAAGTTAATTAATGCATTTGTGATTTTTATTTTGCATCATACTCAACATTATTAATGCGAACCTCCAGTTCCACACTGCTGACAAAACCCTGCGTGTTCATGGTATGGGTCACTTTTTTGACGACCCACATTCTGGCGTTAATCACATTTTTGAACCCAGTCACTATCACCGGCGTTTCGGGACGCAGGTCTGCTCTGCCCTGCGCAAGGGTAATTGAAAATTTCGCCGCGTTGCGCTGGATCTCGCTCCATTGGGCTTCAGCTGCCAGCTTCGCCTCCTCTTTATTCGCGAACGTAGTGGAGAGAATCAGAACGTTATCTTTTGAACCTGCCGTGTAGTCTGTCGGCTCGCTTTTCCCATTTGAGGCTGCCTGGCTACTGACCGCCTGCGGATGGGAAATGGGCGTGAGCTTCTGTTGCGATGATGTTCTCTGTAGCTGAATCGTGTTCTGGTTTTTTGGCATGGCGGTATCTTGCCAATGCGCCGTGACGCCAGAGTAGTTGATGCGATCGGCAACCGAGAAATCATGGCTGTCGCCATCGCTACGGGCTATCGTGGCGGAGGGCATTGTTTCGCCGCCTACTACACACATGCCCGGGACGATGAAAAACAGTTTGCCCGATTTGACGGCGATCTCTGCACCGTTACGCCGCGCCAGGCGCGTCAGAAAGTTTGCGTCGGACTCATTCGACTGATCGATATGCGCAATCTTAATCTGCGCCAGCGAGGGTGGCAGACTGGTGTCCAGCTTATTACGTTTAGCAATCTCCTCAACGATGGCACCGAGCGTCGTATCATGCCAGGAGCTATCCTGTGGGCTGTTCAGGCTGCCACGAAAATCTGCGCTTTTAGCGGTGACGCTAACCTGATCCGGTGTGCCTTTGTGGCTGACCTGGTCGACAATAAAGGAGCCCATTTCAGTCAGCGCAGCACCCTGCCAGCCGATGGCCAGCGTGATGACATTGCTCCGCTCAGGCATCTCGATTTGCCCGTCAGCATCATCAAGTGTCAGCGTAAGCGTATCCGCTTCGAACCCCCGGTTATCCGTCACCGTCAGGGCAATCAACCGGGACTGAATATTGCCCGTAATATCCTTCTTCCCGAGCTTTAATGAAAATGCCGGCGTTTTTACCCGTGCTAAGCCGTTTGTGAATGCATTAAGCATCAGAACCTCTCCAGCATGTTGGTCGCCAGCTGCTTACCCTGGTCATAAATATCGCCAAACATCACTTTCAGCGACTCATCGACGCGGGTTAGCTTCAAGGTGAAGTTGATTTTGCGTGGCGACCCGTCCGGGGAAAAAAGAGCGCCGGTTTCGCTAACGTTATTAACGACATACATGCCGTAAATCATGCCTGTGCCATCAATCAGCGGCCAGGCCTTGCCCTGTTCCGCCATCAGACGTACCGCCGAGAGCGACAGCGTACCGCCAGTGAGCTCCGGGAAGAGTTCACCAGTAATATCAATAGTCTCGCTCCCGGGGCCGGTGAATTGATAGGCATCGCGCTTACCGACCCGCGCGTTGCTGGCCCAGCTAAAGTTGCTCTCCCTTTTCATGCTCTGGTAAGGGAGGGTCTGGCGCATAAATACAAAAAGCCCAAGTGCCAGCATCATGAGGCAAATCCTCCTGCCGCGCTGAATTGTGAAAGGGAGTTAGTGCGTTTCTCCTGCTCGTGCTGTGCCAGCAGATCTCTTAACTGGCGCGTGCCATCGCCGCCGGGTGACATATCTCCCTGCAGAGTGATGTTGTATTCGCTCTTGCTTTGATCGACATAGGATCCGCCGGTCGCAGGGCGCGCTGCCTGATAATTGTCTAAGCGTGGAGGTTGCACCATGCCGAACGCTGCACCGCCAGTGGTCGGTTGGGTTTGCTTATCCGGGCTGGCATCAGCGGATTGTTTGTTAATAACGCCGAGCTTATCCAGCAACCACGTCACCCCCTCGATCAGCAGTTTTAGCGGTTTGAAAGGCAGTGTCAGTGCCTCAACCAGCAGTTGACCGAAAATCTTTCCGGCGTTACCGAAGCTCTCAAGGGTTTGTTGGCTGGATTTGACGGGGGTTAGCAGATCGCCGAACCACCCTGCAATGTTACTTATCACCTGGCCGATACCTTCGAAAAGCGGCTGGAACGGTGTAAACAACTCGGCAATCGGGGCAAACGCCGTTTTGATGCCTTCAATGACACCGCCAAAGAAGGCGCTAACCGGCTCCCAGTACTTATATATCAGCAGCGCAGCTGCCGCGATGCCGGCAATAATGGCGACAATCGGTAGCGTGAGCGAGCCAATCACTGCCGCTATCCCGCCGAAAATAGTGGTAAAGACACTGCCGAGCGTTGTCGCGATGGTGATTAGCGTACTGATGCCGGTGAACACCGGCGCGATAACGCCCGCCACGGTGCCGACAGCGCCTGCAATGCCCACCACGACCGTGGCGATAAGCCCAAAGCTCTGCACCAGTCCCTGGTTATTTTGCACCCACTCCTGCAGCTTCCCGACATAGCGGGTCGCCGTCTGCACTAGCGAGCGCAGAGATGACTCCTGGGTGCTGAAAATATCAACGCTCAGGGACTGATAAGCCGCCTGCAGCGCCTCAAGATCGGTACCCAGGTTGCCGACACTGCTCTGCATCGCCGCAGCCGGGCCGGCAGCGCTATTCTGCAGTGCTGCGACCGCCGTTCCCGGAGCTCCGGTACTGTTTTGCAGGGTAGCAACGGCTGTTCCCGAGCCATTTTGCAGCGTAGCGACCGCTGTTCCTGAAGCGGGGGTACTGTTCTGTGCACCGGGCTCTGCGTTATCGGAGGCCGCATCCGGCGCAAGCGGGCTGTTTTTCAGCGACGCTTCATAGCCCGGCTGCATGATTTTTTTGCCGAGCTCGAACCCGGTTGTGGCAATCGACTTGCTTTTCTCGCCAATGGCGGAGACCTTTTCGCCTGCGCCCAGAATACGCTGCTGCACGGCCTGGATTTTTGCCGCACGCAGCTGGCGCTTCTGATGCTGCTCCTGTTTGAGCGCCTGGCGCTGGGTGATCAACTGTGCCGACTCATCGCTGATACGGCTATTGAGCTGGAGTCGCGCGGATAACGGCGTTCTTGCCTCAATACCGGCCGTCTTCAGGGATGTCTTATTAGCTTTGATCGTTCTGCGCAGGGTAAGACGTTCCTTTTTGAGCGCTTTCTCCGACTTAGGTTTTCCGCTCCAGGGATCGATAATCGCTGGCGCTGCTGTGCCGTTGGCGGCATTTTGCCTGTTCTGTTTTATGTCGCTCAGCTGCGCATTGACGGAGGCAAGGGCTTTTTCCGCGCGCATGATGTCGTCGACCTGCGCAAGCTGGGTGTATAAGCCACGCAGGTTTTTCTCCGTTCCTTTCACGCTGTCAGACAGAGAGAGACTCTCTGTCTGCAACGATTGAAACGGGCGCGTCGCCTGATCAACAGCCGTGAGCAATTCCTCTAATTTTGCGCTGTTACTCATATCTGTTTCCGCTTCGCTGTAGCGCTTTCTCGCGCCAGGTGATGAGTTCTGTCAGGCTCAGGGGGTAGAGTTCTGATGGCGGCCAGTGAAAGATCACCGCGATATCCGCCATCAGATCGTCAACCGACAGAGAGGCCGGAAAAGTTACTGTGCCGAAGCCGGTGACAAAAAACCGACCACCTTGCCCGCCAGCGCAACCATATCGACCAGGTCGAGAGCGCCCACTTCCTGCTCCGTCAGCGACGGGGAGGTGATGCGCGGCAGCACTTTGATCAGCGCGTCGACATCGGCGTTCGCCACCGACGCCAGGCTCAATCCGCGCAGCGTACCGGCGTTGGGTTTCATCAGCGTCACGCTGTTAATCAGCTGCTCACCGCGCTTAATCGGCGTTTCCAGGGTAATCACGTTGTCAGTTTCGTTGCTCATGGCATCCTCACTCTCTTCTTCGCGGGAAAAGGTACCCGGCCAGCAGGCTGACCGGGCGGTTGTTACAGGCCGATGTTACGGCGGTGCTGCTCAAGACGATCGACGCCGTTCACTTTCTCCACCATGTTGACGGTGTCGATTTCCACCAGCTCCTTGCCATCCATCGTCAGCTTGAAGTAGCTGCAGACCACGGAGATTTTGGACTCGGTATCTTCGCCCGGC